TGCTAGGATTGATATATACTTCTTTAAAGAAACGAGAACCTTCTTTACCTAAATCAGCAATTTCTAAATCAAGTTCTGATCTAATATCATACCCTAGTTTATTACTTTCATCTTGTAATTTTGTATAGTTCCATTTCATTCCAGTTCTAGGACATAGCTGATCAGAATCTTGTTCAAAGTTTGGTAATACGTTTTCTTTAAAGTAATTAGATAACCAATCAAAGTCTCTAACGTTTTTCCAATCCCAACTTTCTCTTTGAATGTTTGTCATATGACAACCAAGTCTAGCACCATAGATTGCCCATAGTCCGTTCTCACTATCATCGCCAACACTCATCCAAGTTAGTAGTCGTTTATAATTTTTATTGTGTACTTTTTGTTTTAAGTATAATGGATCTATTACATCACCGTCTACTAATCCCATCTTAACACCTTCACGGAAACCCGCTCGCCATGCTTGTAAAGGACTAGCATTATTCATAACGTCACAGTAAATATTATTCATTTGTACATAATTAATATTCCAACAGAAATCAACCTGAGCTCGTTTATCTCCTGCTGGTGCATTCTCGTGTGTTTGCATTCCGTACACAACTTGTTTTGGCCAACACTTAATACCACCGTTACCATATACAAGGCCGTTAACTATATTCTTACCAGCCCAACTTATTACGTCAGTATCTCTAATACGTTCCATATCTATTTCAATGCCAAAGAAATCTTCTTTAACAATGTTATCAGCATCAATACCAATAAACCTATCTGTCTCTGCTAAATCTGCCGCGGCTTTGTGAGCGGCATCACTTCCAAATACACCATGACTTCTTTTAGCCCACGGTGCTTTCTCAATTAAATTATTGTAGTTTTCATCTGCGTTAGGCTCGTCATAGCTGATAAAAACAATATCAAATTCGTTGATACTAACCATTTTGCTCATGTGTTACTCCATTATTTGTTGTGTTTACTGTTATGTAATTATTCTTATATATTACTAGTGGATTGTTTGGCCACTTAAAATTTAGATTAACTCTTGAATCTTCTTGTAGCAGACTACCAACCGGTACCTCAAAAGCACCAACTAGATTATCTATGCTGTTGTCGCATACTACAAACTTTAAGTGTTTACGTCCGTCAAAGTAATATAACTCTGAATCTTTAATATCACTACGTATATAAGCAACATTATCCACTACGTTAATATTTATGTTGGATTTTTGTTGCACATTTGTTTGTAGTATTTTTTTAGTACCCAAGAAGTCTTGAGTTTGTATTATACTTTTAGACAACGACCAACCATAATTACTAAAGACAGTTTTTGCATATAAACTAATATTATTCCAATCAGCTGTTTTATTAACATCTATCGAAAGGTCAAGTAATTGCTTTCCGTTTTTAAATAACGTTAATGGGTCAACTTCTATACTACTAATTAAATAATCTGGATCGTTTTTTCTAGTAATATAGATATCTAATAGCTTATTTTCTGATGAAGCTATTTCAGTTATATCACTTAAATTCTTTAATCCCCTGATGTTTCTTTTATTTGCTTCTATAAGAATCTTTGCATCTTCGTAAAATATTTTAGCAAATATTTCAGTACCAGTAGGATCAGCATCATATTCAAATGGAACTAGTTTATTATGTTTAGCTTCAATAATTAATGTAGTACTACGAAAATCAATATCCCAGACTTCGTTTACTATATCCCATATCATTCCATATCTTTTTAAACTAGCTTTGCCTTTGATAATCCGTTTACAGACAGGATTCCAAGACTCTGTCTGCATATACCTTTCAGGATCAGTAACTTCTTTAGAACTGTTACTAATGCTTTTTATCTTACCAGAATCTTTTTCAAAGATAATATAATACCGCCTTTTATTATAATGCGGATTAATCCCTTCGTTTCGCTGTGCTTGTAAATGCTTGTTGATGTCCATCAAAAATTTCTTTTGTTAAGAACTCTTGTTCTCCGTAATATAAATTAGTATGCATAGCAAAGTTTTGAATTTTAACTTTAGCTCCGTTACTAATCCAAGTGTTTAGTCTATCAGTCCACTTAGGCCAAAATCCTACACAACCATCACTTAATGTTACTGGCATATTAACCAAGTTAATCATATCATTATGCATATTCTTATCTTCATATAATATTGCCGTATTAAGTATACTATGCATAACGTCGTTGTTATAATACTTTGGTCTGTGTTGTTCTTTAAAATATTTTGCAAACACATCTCGCCAATTTTGTTGAAATGGATCTGCTAGTTTATGATATGCTAATGCTAAATCTGTGTCGTGTTTAAAATAATACATATTACCATATACAAGATCCATATCGTAATCTTGTTTGTATATTTGTAATTTTTTATTTTCTAATATTTCACCTTTAAAGTTATGAGACTTGTTAAAGAAACATATATCATATTGGTCAATTAAAAATTCCCATATACTAGTATGATCTTCTTTTACTAGACTTGCTGGGTCAATTACTATAGTATGTAGATAAGGTGTTGCCCAATACAACTGCCAATCGTTGCATCTAGTAATTTCGTTACTACCATAAGGAAGTTCTATCATGTGATCAAACGCATCATGAAAGTGGTGTGGAATTCTATCTGTGTAGTTAGTAACTAATGTTACACTAGCATCTCTGTTATTTGTTTTAATACTGTATGCCAACGCCGTAGCTTGTTCATACTCAAAATCTTGCATTGCAGGTATTACGTAACCTTGACCTTGTTTAGAAATTTGTTCTTTACTCATGTATTGTCTCCAAGACTTTGTCTTTGATTCTACCTAATGCTCTTTTATTCATAACGTGTACATCTTGATTGTTATGTCTTACTAAAATATTCTTCCATTCTTCTTTTGGGTCGTGTGCAATAAAAACCCACTCGTTGTCATTAATAGCTTCAATGACATCATCTTTCTGACTCATATTAATTAATGGTGTTCCATTAAAGTTTCCAAACAAATCATCTTTACCAATCATTCCTGTAAGAACATGAACTGCTATACTAACACAATAGTCTGTTCTAAATAATTTACTTGGAAAGTTATACAAGTATTGATAGAACTCATAATTATCTGCTACATGAGCCCACGTATCAAAAAACATTTTACTGAATTCACTTCTATCAAAGTAAACTACAGTACTCCACCACATCTTAATACCTGCATCATATAACATTCGTTCTCGCTCAGCAGGAGGTTCGTTTCTTAAAGTTAGTGCATTATCAAACATTATAATATTTTTGTCTGTATCAAAATATTTTAACAATACATCAGTCTTAACTATATAATCAATATCCAATAATAATGTTTGCTCAAATGGACTGTATTCAAAAATTTTGTGTTTGTTGCTATTACTGAACTGAGCATTAAACTCTGTCCACGGACTATCAAAGTGACGTCTGTGGTTTTGCTTCATCTCGTCATTGGTTGTTATAATATAATCAAAGGCTTTATTGATTAATTTTTCATCTTGGCTTTGTTCAAGCCACTGTTCAGAGCCTTCATCTGTGATTAAAGCCACAGGAAGTTTAAGATATTTTTTAACATATAAGGCGGCAGTTATTGCCATACTAACATAATCTAATTGATCATTGTTGTAAGCAAAGAAACATACGCCTTGTTTATCGGCATATTCTTTCATTACCAATCCATTATTTTCTTAATATTTCTTGCCTTCTTTAGACGTTCGTTCTCAATATCAAATTCTGTAGTAGCACTAGTGTAAGCATCAACAAGTTTATCCATAAGTTCTTTCAAACTTTTTACAGTAATAGGATTCTCTCTACTGTCAATTACAATAGCACTTTTCTTTTCCATATCCATTAGTGTTTTTATAAACGCAATCGTTTCGTGATTAGCAATAAACACACCACCAAGATAGTGTACAATTTGTAATTGTGCTACTCTGTTTCGGATATTTCGTTTTTGATTATTAATAGTTAAGGCATAGTTACTGAACTCTAATGCCTTTTCAAGTCTTTCATCCATACAGGGTATACTCCTTTATTCGTAATATAATTATATACGTATATTATAAAGTATTTATCGACTTGTGTCAATGGTTAATTATGGAGTGGGATATTGTGGTCCACTTGCAACATCTACGGTAGTCCAAGCTTCACTTAATGTAATTGTTGGTGCATTTCTAGCTAGGAATTGATATAAGTTAGAACCTATAGTAAAGTATGAGGCGTTACCATCTGATGGATTTGGTGTTGTTGCTGGAACAGAATATCCAGAAGTTAATGTTACTGGTTGTGTTATAGCAAAAGTATCATCTTCATCTTCTACTAGAATAACTTTAATATAAACATTAAACTTGCCACCAACTTCTTCGCCTTTTAATTGTAGTCTTATTCTTCTACTGTTGTATTCGCCATACACATAAACATACGCATATGCATACGCATAGTCGCCGTTTGCGTACCTAAACACACCAGCATCTAATATTGTATTCCAAGCACCATCGTTGGTTATTCCATTATAGAATCCCATTGGTGCTAGTGTACTTGTTGATAATATATCTTTAGGATCAGCATCGTCTTGTACTAACTTACAACCCTCAGCTCCAATTCTTATACTATCAAACTGTTCAAATATTTGTCTCCAAGTATCGTTACCAGCTGTTCCTCCAGATTGCATACTTAATTCAATACTTAACTCTCCACCTGCATTAAAAAAGTGTCTAGCTTCGTTATAATTATTAAATTCAAATTTATGTACGCAATACAAGTCTTGATTCCAAGCTGTAGTATTTGTTGTTGATAAAACATCTAATGTCATGTCTGACCAGTCAACTTTAAACTTATCAGTTTCAAATGTTGCAACTTTGTCAACTACTGCATTATATAGTACAGGTGAAACAGGATCTGTATGACCTGCCGCTAGTTTTGATAGCAATCTAGTAGGGTCATCACTAATATGATATTGTCCAGCATTGACTTGTACAATAGCTTGGTTCATATCGTTTGCTTCAATAATTTTACCTGCTTGAACTGCTGGTGTTATTGTAGCACTAGATTGACCCCATCCAAATCTTCTGTTGTCATTTTTTGTATTATGGTTTACGTCAAAGGTATAGGTGCCGCCATTCCAGATCTCATTATAATATGTAATAAGATCATTTAAGTGAGAAGCTTTTATTTTCTCGCCTGTGTATACTGTAGCGGGCCTATTTAGCATTTACTTTACCCCAACTATAACTTCTATAACACCTTCGCCTTCAGTATTTTTCTTTTCTAAAGCTCTGCCAACAACGTGTGTCCATCTAATATCATCTTTACCTGCCATAGCATGACCAGGTACATTACTTGATACAAGTCTATCACCTTTGTTAACTATACCAGTAACCTTACAAGGAACTCTTCCAAGTAACGCAACAGCTATAGTAGATAAACCTTCTGGCGTTTCAATATTTGAGTTCATTAGTAATGCTGGGTTAGTAGTAACTACACCAAGCATCTTTGGATCTTTTTCGTGTAACGTTTCGCAAACTTCTTCACCTTTGTGTCCTTCAACTGAATCGTCACTGAACATAATTACTGTTCCAGGCTCGTGTTCTTTGTCTGCTGTATACATCTCTGCAACGTCAGCGTATTGTGCGTGTGTAGCAGTTCCACGAAACAAGTAAGTCTTGTTTACGTTTGATGCATCGGTTGTCATATTAATACCAGCTTTGATTGTTGCCGGTCCAGCAACTGATGGATTACCATTATCTCTGAATAAAGGTTCAATTACTGTTTCACTAGTGTTAATTATAAAATCTTCATATGAGCTTGTAATCGAAACTACTACTCCATTTGATCTAGTAATAAACACATTCTTGTCTGTGTTGTCTGTTGCCTTAATAGTAGCAAAACTACTACCAGCATCCATACCCAGCCACTTATTTGTGCTTCGCACACTTAAGATTTTTGTTTCTGGGTTCCACCAAAGTTGACCCTCAGTTGGTTTAGTAGGTTCTGTTTCACTTGCAAAATTTTCTAACAAGCTAACAGAGTTCTGTGCAATAGTTTGTCCATAGCCTACCCAATCTTTACCAACGAGTTTTAAATTGGTTGTCTCATTCAATGTATTGTCTGCTACACTGATATCAGCCGCACCACCGTAAGTAGTGTTGTTATATCTATCAATTGTATATGCCATATTTAAACTCCTGCTCTAATTCTTAGAGTGTATAGTACCTCTAATTTTCTGTTGTTACTTTTTTGGATAGGATGAAAAATTAAGTGTGTTAAAAACTCGCCGTTGTCAGTAATTAGTGCTATCTCGTCAAACACAAAACTATCAGCGTCATCAAAATCTGATGCGTTGTCTAATGCTGGACCACTTGCGTCCGGTTGGTTGTAATCTAATACAACTTTACATTCTAAGTCTGTGTATGGTTGATTCTTAGCATTGTTTACTGTAAATTCGGTTACAGATACTTGTAGTGGTGTTGTTGTAGCATTGGCTCCTATCGTTGCCGGGCTTGGTGAATATAATCCACCAGTTGATCCAGAAACTTTAGGGTCTTTGTATGTAACGTTGCCGTTAGCATCAATGGTAGTACCACCATAACCAAATGCCAATTTTGCAATAAAATGATTATTGCTATTAGTAGTCTGATTAGCCATAGAATTTGCTACAGCCAATGCAAAGTTCTCAAAGTTAATTGCATTGTACTTGTTTAGTAGCACTTCTTGGGAATCAGCGTCTCTAATTACAACGTGACCTTCAACTCCTAGATGTGATTTATCGTTTAATGTTTTCATATCCTAATCCTTATACACTATTTATGATATTCATAATCTAGTGCTATAACTCTATACCTCTACCAAAATCTTGCAACTCTTGTGCAGGTTCTGATACAGGTGTACTCAATAATGAACCGCCTGTTTGATTATAACTTACAGTATCATTAGCAAATGTAAGTTGATAGTTTGATATTTGAACTACAGCATCTCCTGTATCTGCTGATACTATAAATGTCTGTCCTACTGCTCTTTTCATTATTTTCAATGTAGTAGCATCGGTTTTAGCATATTCAATTATCTCTCCACCAATATACACAAGTCCTGTGTCATCAAATGCGGTTGTACTTGCTAGTGATAAATCTGTACTATCTTCATCTATTGCAGAAGTTAGTGTAGATTTTCTAGATTCAAGTAAGGCATATGCTTTTACATTGCCTGCCGCATCTTGTATATGTGTAAACGTTCTTGAACTATTTGCTGTTGTATTTCCTGTTTGATTTGTTTGAACATTAATACGCAACAATTCAAGTGGGTTTATGTTTACAAAACTATTTCGCTTCTCACCTTCATTGACATTAAAGTTATATGGTGATAAGAAGTTTATAGCTTCAATAGTATCTGCTGGAGTACTAGTAAAGTCTCCACCTGTTACTATGTCTGTGCTATCTGCTCCAACATATGTAGTTCCATTAAATGTTGGAGTAAAATCTTGTGTGTTCATTGTAATTACGTGTTTAGGTGTTTCCGTTACTGTTAAAGTAGCTTCATCAATAACTTTATAATTAGTTTTGACTGTACTTATCTTTGTATGGAACGGTTTAATATCTTGTATGTAACCTAACGCATTAACTAAATTATCTTTTTTATAAGCTCTTGAAGTAGTATCAATTTGACTATCTATTTCAACTTTGACATATGTTGTTTTTCTAATCCAGTTTGTTTGTGCAAACGAACTTAATGTGTAATCAATTATACTAAAGAATAACTTATTCATCTTTAATTTATGATATTGTACAAATATGTCTTTCTTTAATGCTTCAATAAGAGTTTGCCAGAACCCAGCTACGTTAGCATGGTCCCAACCTCTTGAGTCAAAAGGAACATTATCATATCCACCTGTTGGGCATAATAAATCTACATCAAATTCAACTGTACTATTTTTCTTGTGTACTAGAATCCATTTGTCTTCATTGTAGTAATAAATTTCACTTCTGTCAAGTTTTAAATCTGTATCATATATTGGTAACTGAACTACCTTATCTAATGTTTTATCTATTGTAGTTTCAAGTTGATCACTTGATGTAACTGTAGCTGTATAATTTAAATTACCTAAGTATGTTTCTAATTTATAGTCTTTCCACTTCCACAAGTATCTTGGAAAATTATTTGCAACTAGTGTTTTGTTCCAACTATCTCTATACTCATCATACAGATTAACAGTAGTTAATAAATCATTAATTGTTATAATTGCATTACGTCTAGCAGTAATTAAATTATTAAACCAAGTTTGTCCAGAGTCTAAATCATCTCCGTACTTATTAAATTTATGTAAAGCTGTAAATGGAATTTTACTAGAATCTTTATCCCATCCTGATAAATTATATTTCATACCTTCAACATAATATTCTGGAATAGTATCTAAGTCTTTTGTTATCAACGTCCACTCGTTGTGAGATTTAAACTTGTCTCCTGCCTTATTAATTTGTAATACTGTACTTGTATCTTCTACATAAAAACTAACATTGTCAATAATAAATGTATTGTTATCTAATACTGCAAACCAACTTATTCCATTCGCTGATGGGTTTTCAATAATATTAGCAACATCAAATGCTGATAAAGTTCTTGTATCATTTATAGTAGTTTTATTTTTAACCCAAAAATAATATACATCATCATAGTTACCTGTGCTAACATTATACTCTTGTTCTTGTGTATAGTAATAGTTTGTCTCTTTAGCTACAGTATCATATATTATATATGCTTCGCCGGTAGCAGGAACACCAAACATTTCTTTTTGTTGCTCAACACTCTCTGCGTAATCATCTGGTGCTACTGTAGACTTAATCCATTCCCAAACTACAATTTCACTACCTGGAAATAGTTTACCCCACATATCTTTTCTATATGAGTTATCACCTTGATCATAATCAAAGTAACGAACTTGACTTGTATCCCACCATCTAGTACCTACTTGTTCACTGCCCCAAGCATTATCATTGTCAGTGAAACGATTTTCATCTGTTGTTGTATTATAAATTGCATTATCATTTACATTACTATAATCTAAATTTTGTTCAGCTATACCAGGTATAACTTTTCTCATTGGGTCAAATGCTTCTAGCTGTACCTTTGTTTGATTTGATTTATGATTGTATATAATAATACTATCAATATCTGTATTGGTTGGTCTTGCTATTGTCTGTCTTACTTCATTTAGACCTGTACCAATAAGTGACGTACTTGAAACATATGTTCCACGTACATTGTTAGTATCTCTACTTGCTACAACTATTGTTCCTGTTGGTAAATTCCAATGTGTTTTTGTTAGTGCTGAATCTCTCTGAGCCGTTGTTGCAAACCTAGTAGTTACTAATGGCATAACAGAAACTGCATTCCCACACTCTTTAATAAATTCGTCTATATAAAAAATTCTACCCGAGTTAGTTCCACTTCCTAATTTTGTAACTTTATGTATTCCATCTATATTAGGAGTAGTGGTTGTATTCAATAACATAACAAAGTCTCCAACTTGTAATCCATGATCGGTATTTGTTGTTACTTCTGCATCGTTACCATCTGATGTTGCTGTACCTGCACAAATTCCACAATGTGTTCCGTCTGTACTTTCTGAGTATAATGGAACATTGTTCTGTGTTACTTGGAATATATTGTACCCAAAGAATTTTGTGTTAATACTTTCAACTGAAGCATTTTCATATTCACTATCATCAGTGACTAGTATATTAAATGTTGCTGGGTCTAAACTTGAATCAACTGGTACTCCACCAAAGTCATTTATATCAAACGTATTTTGAATTGTTCCTGATGCGGCGTTCAATGTTCCTGTATTAATACCTGCTATTGAATTAAAAGTAGTATCACCAAGTAATAATGAAGTTCCTTCTGATACTATTTTGATTCTGTTTGCATCTGCTGTAATTGTTACTTCAGTATTACTTGCTGAAGTTAACGCATTTTGAATTTGCGTAATAGCTGAATTCATTGTAGTATCAATTGGTGCTGTAACTGTTGTAGCAGTATATGCTGTACTTAATCCTAGTATAGTTTGTGCAGAACCAGTTACTGATAATGTAATGTTTGTACTTGTTAATTTTAATCTATTTGAATCAGCTGATGCAACTACATTAGATAAATTTGTTGTATTATTAATTTGCTGAACTATTTCTGATAAATTCAATGGAGTTGATTGCTGTCCAATTTCTGTAGGAGGTGCAACTACACTTCCACCTGCAAGAAATCCTAAATCTGTATTACTTGAACCTGATGCTAACGTTAATGTTGCTGTAGGATCTGTTGTAGTAAATATAATTTGAAGGAATCCAGAATTAGCAACTAAACCAGCTGTTACTCCAGTAATTCCTGCATTGTTAATTTGAGCTACTATCTGTGCAGTATTCATATTGTCTGGTACGTGGGTTAGTGTTATTACTACTGCATCATTCAATGATGGTGCTGACGTAAGAGTTAACACTTGTCCATTAACTGTCCAATTAGAAGTTACTACACCTGCAACTGTTACACTAGCAACACTATAGGTAGTGTTTGATAATGTTTCATTTATTGTATATGCTGTTTGAATAATAGGTTGGTGAGTTACAGTTATATCAACTGTCTCACCACCTACCATTGCTGGGTTGTTAATTGTAACAACCTGTCCTGCCACGGTATAGTTTGTAGTTGGTGTACTGTCTACTTCCACTTTTAGAACACTCCAAGTACTTGGACTTAACTGGGCCGAAACTGTAAAATCTGTTTGTGATGCTGTAGCTGTATTTGTTTCTGTAGCATCTGCTGGTGCTTGGTTTGTTGCTGACTTTGTTTCTACAACATCTGCTGGCGTTGTATCAAAGTCAACTATAGAACCATTAATTGTAATTTGCTTACCCGTTACATCATTAATACTTGGGTTAGCAACGTTACCTGTTATTACTGCATTACCTGTAACTATTGTAACGTTTTCTGTTTTAGTAAATCCAATACTTACTCCATCAATAATTAATGTCTCACTTGGTAAGAATGTTGGACTTACTACAGTACCTACTGCTTCTATATCTTGATATTCTGTTGCTGTATCATTAAATGTAACCGTAGTACCTGCAATGTTTGCAACTGTTCCACTAGGAAATACTGGGTTAGTCACTGTACCTATTTCAGTTATATTAGGTGCCAGTTCAGTAAGTCCTGTAAAATTAACACTACATTTCCATAGTTGACCGTTGTGTCTTACTAGGTCATCTTTTTTATAACTTGTAGTTGAATTCCATGTTGGTATTGTTGCATATGAGTCTGTGGAATCAAAAACATATTTCATTTTTGTTAAATTTGCTATATGGTATTTTGTTTCTGTTGTTAATGTTTCTCCACCAGTTAATATGTCTGAACTTGAATCATCATAACTTAATGTTTCAAATGTTGTTGCTACATCATTTATAATTTTTGTTGTATCAACACTAGTTAGGTCAATAGCTAAAGGTAAGTTTATAATATCATTTGATACTAATTCCATTTCAAATGGTTCTTGTAAATCATCATTACCAAGTGTAGACTGTCTAAACATATATTGTTCAAAAACTGATAAACTTGTTTTACCACCGTCAAGTAATGTTGATCTTCCAAATCTTTCAACTGCACCTTTTGTACCTTGTTGTTTAATACTACCTTGGTGAAATCTTGTAATAGTATTTTTATTCAGTCCTAATCCATCTAACCAAACTTTATCTATATTACCAATAGCTAAATCTTTTGATTTAGTAATAGACTTATTAAATTCATCTACATCTGTTCTGTAAATATCGTCAACGGCTTGTACTGCACTATCAAAGTTTTCAACAATATGATCACCAAACACTAGATAACCTGGTGCTTTCTTTTCACCATTCCATTCTTGTGTAAGTTGACCTCTAACTAATAATCTATGTTGTCTTTTATTTTTTACGTCATCATATACAGTGACTCCTAATGCGGTTGTATTTTCAAATATCAATGCGTGTTCAAAGTTCGTACTAGCGGTAGTAATACTTCCAATAAGTTTTTGGTTTTTAGTTTCAACTGATACTATTCCATCTTTTCTTGATATGCTTAAATCAGTTTGTTCAATCTTATTGCTGAACATATCAAGTATGCTATTATTGTTATAGCTTAATTCGTTGTAAGGATAAACCGATCCTGACTCAGGAGTATAAGTAAGTCTTCTTCCTATCTGTAATATATAAGTATCATTTTCTTCAGCAGTATTTGTCCAATTAACAAAGTCAGCCGCGTTTTGATCACCTTCAAACTGTAGGTTATATCCTTGGCTTTCTAAATATTTCCAGTAACCTCTAACAAAACTATAAACATCTTGTATCTTACTAACCTTACTGCCAAACTCTAATGTGCTAGGTGTACTTACAAATTTATTATATCTTCTTACCGTAGCACCGTTAATAGTCTGTAATTCAAAATCTGTTCCATTGCTAATATTAGGTTCAAAGAATTTAAATTCTCTTTTATTATCTGCTACACCAGTTACAGTATATGCATCTGGAGTTTTAGTAATTAATACTATAGATGCGTTAACAAAATCATTAGCTGTACCTTCATACATTGAGATATTATAATCACTATCGCCAAATTCAAAATCACCATAGTAACTAGTTTCTCCAAAGATGTTTAATAAATGTTTACTACTATACCCTTCAAGTTTTTGTAATAATTTTGTTGTTAGATTATTATACAACTCTTTAAAGTTTTTATCTAACTGTTTTCTTAAAATGTAATTATGTTGAGCCTGTGATATTCCGTTAGCTACATATGATACTTCTTTTAATTCTAATTCGTAACTAACTGTTACACCGCTCATACTATCACTATACGAAAGTATAGGTTCACCTGTAAAGTGTGTTCCTCTACCTACCATACTTGTTGCAGTAATTTTGCCACCTGTGGATTTAAATCTTGCAGTACCTAAAACACTATCGTAGCTATCTAATAAGTAAAACTCGTTTGTATCAGTTAATCCTGAACTACTTAATATCTTAATACTGTTAATAGTTTTATAAGTTTCACCAGGCATAGTAAAACAAGAACTATTTAAATATCTTTTAGTATATGATGTATAGTAATCTCTTACCTTGCCAGGTTGAAAATAATCTGACCATGCTCTAGTAGGATTTAATTTTAACATAGCATTAACAGTCATTGCCTGACCTAATGCAGATTGACGCCATTCTATTTCTACAGGACCCCAATCACCAAACACAAATTCTTGTGCGGCATCTGAAGCTGTAGGAGCACCTAGTACTGTATCGGGATTTACTAAATCACCGTTTGTATCTACAGGACAATTATTAGTAAAGTCCCAATAACGTCTTGCATATTTTATATCTTGTTCTGTATCTGGCGATGCTTGTGGTTTTACAATACCATTTGATAATGCATTAAGTAATGCAGTTCTTTTTGTAGCATCAGTCCAACTAAAGTAGGTATCCCACCAAGTAGGCTTAAATGAATAACCTAACATATGCCACGGTGTTAAGTGTGGTGTAGAGGTGCCAAATACCGTCATATAAGCACCTTTATAATGTCCTGGTAGTTTGTTAGTACCAAACTTATTACCTATGCTTAATGAGCTGTAATTCCAAGTAAATGGATCAGTTTGATCATAATAGTTCGCAATATTTAAACTTGTCTTTTCATTTTTATTAGCCCAAGTTTGATAAAACTTTTCTAAATAATTATCAATGTCTGCTAACTTATACCAAGTAGATATATGTTGACTTGGCATATAATCTGTAGCACTTTTATATTTGTCTTTGATACAATAATCATCTCTATACATTAAATCTTGTACAGGTAGTCCTGCGTAAATTCTTTTTTCTAAATCAAACAATGCCGCGTGTACAGGATCAAAGTTAGCTCCAGTTACATCTGTAATTTGTCCAGTTAGTGTATAAGTATCACCATCGTGTGTGTACAAGGTTGAACCAACTACTTGTGGTTGCATACCATAAGCTAATCCAAGTTTAACCATACTAGGTGGAATATAACATTTGTTATCCATTTGGTTGTATACTACATTAAGTATTGGATTAGTGTTAACATTATCAAGTGCCGCATATGTAAGTTTTAAATATACAGTATCACCAATTATATCATAATCTGTGTCTTTTAATAATATTCTTTCTACTTGTTTATTATTTCCATCGTTTTCAGTTAGATATACATATACATGATCTCTGATATTTTGATCACCGTGTATATCAAATTTTGTTTTAAATTCTTTTACAGTAGTATCTGTTATAGTAAATGTTTCAATATCATATGTGTTATGATATACCATATTAGAATTATTATAAAGTTCTGAATCTTTTTTATTTCTAATAATTTCTTTAATAGCAGATTCAGTTAAAAGTTTTATACTAGAATTATTTGATCCTACAGTATATAATCTTTTAACCTGTGCTAAAAATCTTTTTCTAAATGCATACCAATCATTAGCCTGTTCATTTAATATTGCAGTTATGTTTAAATCTTTATCTGAGTAATTTATATCATGCATTATACTAATGTCTGGATGCACAAACATTGTACCTCCGTAATATGGAGTATGAACAATGCTAGAATAATTATTATCACCAAACATAGTTCCAGAGTAACCTGGATTAACTGTAAGTTTGTCTAACCAATGATCGATTGTTTCACTCATAGTAAATTCATATATACGTTTGTTATTGGCATTATGTTCTAGTGTTTCTGGAAAACTAATATTTGTTGTTGGATTACTTGCATCATTATTTGTCCAAACAAAGTCAACTAAATCTCCTGTAGTAAATAAACTTTGATCAATAACTAAAGTAGTAGCATTTGCACTTACCAAAGATGTTGGAACTGGATTACCGTTAACTTTAACATTGTAAAACAGTTCATCCCAATCTTTTGAAATTGTCATAGATGCTATTTCAGTATTGTCTGCAAGTATAGTAAAGTGATCACCATCGCTGTTTGATCCAGTAACTATTGTAATTTTGGAACCACTTCTAGTTATAGTCATATCTGGTATTGCATTACCTCCAGGATTCTCAATATCAACTGGTCCTGCTAGAAATGTAATAGTTTTTCCTGTTAAATTATTTAATGTAAATGTTTGTTCTACACCAACTAAATGTCTAGTCTTTTTAACAGACTCGTTGTAAGTGCCATCGTTGTTGCATTTAGCTAATACAGTTACATTACCTTTAACAATTACATTATATTCTTCTTCGGGTCTCCAATTATTTTTACCAACTGGTATAGTTAATGCTGTGTCGGGTATTGTAATTTCATACTGTTTAGTTTCTTTGGCGCCTGTTAAAGTTCCTGATGGTTTATAAAATGTTTCTAAGTTTCCTGAGTTTTTAATATGATTATAACCTGCTAATGGTTTTGCATATCTTATATTTTGTACTGTATCGTCATATGATTTTTTGTAGTTTTTAGTTAGTAAGAAATTTTCAAATTCATACTCTGCACCCTTAGGTGTATCTTTATAACTTAATACATGATTAATTTCAGGATCAACAAATGTTCCTGTTCCAACTTTATATCCAAAAATCTTTTCACCGGCAAATCCTGTAGAGTATATATCTTCTAAAGGAATACCTTCACAGTTATAAAATTTGTATAATGGATACTGATTAATTTTTGTTTTTTGTTGACCTAATGTAATTGTATTATTTTTATAATAAACATCTGCATATCTCCAATCTGCGTAAGCAGGATTTGCTACAGAGTTAATTTGCATAACATCATTATCTGCTAAAGTTTTTATAGCAACAAAGTTCAAAGCTGTTTTTTGATAAACTTTAGTATCACTATTATCTATATAAACATATGTAGCATCAATTGGAAGAACAGATAAATCTTCTCCACTTACTACACCATAGTCAATTTTACCTACTTTATTTGCTACCAATGATTTTTCTGCATAGTTCCATAAATTTAATTCTTCATTGTATTCTATAATTGGTCTCTGTGCAATTCTATTTTCATTTAGTATTTCAGTAAAATCATGTGTTGGAATTAACTCTTGTACTTTATTAATAGTAGCAAAGTTAACCCAGCTATTTGTTCTACTCCAAGCAGTTTGATATACATCTCCTCTATCTATAACAATATAATCTTTGTTTGGTGTTAGTGGAGCCTGGTGATCCCATTTTTCGTTATCTTCATCGTGTCCATCTAGTGAATTAATTAAAGCAAGTTCGTTAGCAGTTATACCTGCTACATTTGTTGCTGTCCATTTATTATTACTAAATGTAGCATCAACTAATTTTTTAAATGAAACATCTTTTGTTGATGCATCTACTTGTGTAATATAAATTGATTCTGTGTTTGTAGTTTGACCATTGTGAACCCAACCAGCAGTAAATCTTATTAAAGTATTTTCTTTAAACTGTGCAGGATTGCTATCCTCGTTTCCAAAAATAAATCCGTCAAACAAAGGAAGTCTATTTGTATCAGCATTATAAGCATCTACTAATGCTTGTGGCGATTGATTACTAGTAGCCCAATAACTGTTTGCAGTATTTGGAGAAACTCTTACAGGTTCACCAGTATCCCATACACCATAGTTTCTTTTTGATAGTTTACTATAACTATTGTAAACTTTAACTCCATTTGAGTCTTTATATAATTCTAATTTTGTTTCTGGATTATTTGCAGTTACTAGATAAGTTTTATCTTTTACAGTTGAATCCCATCCTGTTCCACTAAATTTTATAATCATGCCAACTTCTAGTACAAACGAATTATTATCGTCAGTTAGTTTATATGCTGGCACACGCAACATATCAATAAGAGGATCTTTGTTCGCTCCTGTATAAACACTTTCGTATACAGGCATTTCTTCAACCCATCTATAATTTTTAAAGTTTAAAAATTTGTCAACATTAATTGGAGGACTAAATGTAAATTTACTTGATGAATAAGACGCATTATAATTGTAAGCATTAAAGTTTTGATTTATTGCATATGTTATATCATCAAAAGAAATTTTGTTAGTTAAGTCTTGGTTATTATTATAAGATACTATAGCAGGTGCTAGTTGAGTTTTGTTTCTTATAGTAGCATCAACACTAGGAGTTATATATTTGTCTGTAGATACTGAATACTTTCCACTATTATTTCCTATGTATCCATTAACTTGTCCTAGCGGTCCTTTTGAAACCATTTGGTCAAGGGTACTATCTAACCAACTTTTATTAATGTCTGTTTGAAAAACATTAGGTAAAAAGTTACTAGTTTTAATTTTGTTTACCTTGTTTGGGCCTGCTTTCTTTTTAGACATTTATTATGTTCCTGCTCTAATGTTTTCATCTGTTATATTCTGAATAATGTCAATATCGTTAACACTTACGTCGGGAATAATAAGTTCGTCGCTGTTTGGTAAAAACTCAAACATATCACCAAATACACTACCTGAACCTTGTGGCACAATAACAAAACTACTTAACACACCTGCAAGTTTTTTATGCACGTATGCCGCTAATTCTGTAAAGTAAAATGTTTCTCCAAAATCCCAATTTGAAGAATCAAAAAATTCTTTAATAGACTCTACAGTCTTATTTTTTAAATCAGTGTCAGTTATATTTGATCCTATAAGTTTAATTACTCTGAATCTTGCTTTCAATGCATTTTCTGCATTTGCACCAAACAAACATTTGTATCTTATAGGTTTATAAACTATAGTATCACTCATAGCTTTCTTTTCACCACTTGACGCAAACATCTGTCCTAGTTCATAACTTGTTGGTGGTAAAGGCATATTTGGAATTGTACCTAATAGCCAATTTTTATATTCTGTATCATATGCTGTAGTTAAAGCAAATACATCAATAACGTTTGTAAAGCTAGGATCAACTACTTGGTTGTCAGAAGCAATATGCTCCCATTCAAAGTTCATATTTTCTTTACCTGTATAAAAAGTGTCGTCTACTGATATTTGCGTTGATCCTACTGTATCAAAAAATACTTCAGGATTATCTGGTCTACTATCTGCATTACCATCCACAAGTACTAATCTATAAGTGTTTAGTCCTAACTGATCGTATCCATATACATAAAATTTTCCTAGTTTAGCAATAGCATTATTTGAAACACCTAATGCTTGTATGCAATCTCTTTTTGATTTTTTAGTAAAAGAACTAATTTCCATTTCGTTTTGAATATTACCAAGGCGAACAGAATTACTAGTAAAGTTAAATCTTATAGTTCTTAAATGTATATCATATTGTTGATTATTATAATTAAAATATATTGACCAACTAGCATCTTCTAAATCAAAGTTATCAGGAAATTGTGTATTGGTACTAAATGTTTCAGGGCTAGTATCTACTTCCCAACTTTTATTTTTATAATTATATTTTATACTAAATGATCTTTTAGAATCAATATAAGCAATAATAATATTTCTTTCACTTGTGCTAAAGTTTCTTGACAATGCTGGATATATAATATCTAATGTACTATTAGATGGAATGTCAGTATCAAGAATAATTGATCCTATACCATCGTTTTGAACACCAGTTGGTTCACCTGCACTTGTTCCTGTACCTTCTATACCTAAACCATAATTGAATACATCTGTAACCTTTGCCCATTTGCTACCACTTGATGTTGTAAATTTAAGTAAAGCACCAGGGGTTATATATTGCATATATGAGTCTACTGTATCACCAACTCTAACAATATCATTATTAGTATCAGTTATGTATCCAGTCTTAACACCACTTACGGTTTGACTTGGACTTTGCCATACAAAAGAATCTGCAGTATAGTTATGTTGTGTTCTTAGTCCACTAAATGCACTTCTATATTTTGTATAGTATAAATTTATATATTCGTCATTGTTAATAATATCTTTTACATATTTGTTAAACAGTTGACTTGAATTATATGAACCACTAGTTGAAGATGTATGTAATCTTTCATCTTGATATAATCTAGCATCATCGCCTTGCAAGTATAAATTACTGTATTCACCTGTAGGATCAATAAATTTTGAATATCTGCTGTGTCCACTAAATGTTCTGTTTACACTTTTTACTTTTACTACTCCACCTGTGTTATTAGATAATATAGTATTGTAGTCTTGAGCAGTAATCATTCTGTCTTGACTTGCATAATTCTTAGGTGCATTTTCTCTTATACTATCTAGCGATTCACTTGATGTAGCATTTGTAATTGCTTGTTTTAATTGTAAAGTAAATACTGCATTATAAGTATTACCATCACGTCCTGTATAGTTTACATTAATTTTTTTGTTAGTTAAATCATCTGGACGTACCACATAAGATGAGTTCTCACTTGGTCTATACCAAACTCTAATTGTGCCTTTTGGGATATTACCAAAAGTTCTATCAGGAAATAAAATTGATATTTCATTGTTCTCTCTAGTCTTAACACTAAAGATATCTCTAATACCTGATGCTAAATTATTATAAACTATATTGCTATTAACATCTTTAACTTTAGTCCATTCTTTAATAAGGTTTCCGGTTGTACTTATATTTTGTACAAAGCAATCTGTGTTATTAATATTAGGGATAGTAATATCTAATACATTACTATCAATTGGATCTTCAATAGCAAAATCTTGATATGATAATTCACCTTGTTTTACTCCAAAGAAGAAACCTGTGTTAGCACTATTGATTCCTCTGCCGTCATTCTTAAAATACATTCCAATGTTAGAAACTGGATCTGGAGATTTTTCTTTGAATGTTAAATTAGTTTCATCATAATCACTGCTAATAATATTAAATGTTCTTGTAGAACCTGTTACTACACCTTCAACATCAAACTTAATTTGATTTGGTGTATTATTTAAATCGTAAAAATCTGTTCTAATATTATTAAGTACTACACTTTTATTTGGACTACCATACTGATTACTATTTTGTAAAGTTGAATTTACTATGGTAATAAAATCATCTAAGTTATTAACATCATTAGTAACTTCATATTTAATTTCTTTTCCACCTAAACTTGTTCCTGCACTACCAATAACTGCTTCGTTTGTTTTAACTGCAACAACTTTCATTTCACCATACGCAGGCACATTACGTCTTGGAGAGTATCCTAAAAATTCAGCTAATTTAAAAACTGATTCTTGTTTTTCTGCTGTTGTTAAAAAGTTATTTCTAGCATTAAGATCTACTCTGTATGCTAGGTTGTGTCCAAATTGAGCTACTACATCAAGTAGTGATACAAATTCAGCTGATTCAATCCAGTCATTATAATTTTCTGGATATGTGTTACGGACATAGTCAACCATTGCAGTTCTAATTGTATCATAATCAAATGCTTGAAAGTTAGCATTAACGTAAGATTCATAAACTACAGTATAGTCTTCTGCCGCAAATATTTTATTTTGTCTAGTTTTTTGTGCCATGTTAAATCTCTGCGTCCTGTTCCCTATCGAACTTAATTTGCAAATCTATTGCTGTTGTAGTAGGTAGGTATGTTAAATTTACATTAACTGTAACATAATGGTCATCTTGTACTACACGAACATTTGTATCGTTAACTGTAAAACGAGGATCGTAGTTTACTACAGCAAATACTTCATTGCGTATAGACTCAATAGTATCATCATCTAATGGTTCAAATACATAAAAAGGCAAGTCACAACCAAAAGTAGGGTCGGTCCACTTCTCTCCTTTACGTATATGAAAATGGTTTAACAGGTCACGTTTAGCTAGTTCAAGACCAGAAAGTCCCTTGCTAGTATAAGCCTGTTCAACTGTTGTATATCCTATAATCTCGCTCATACAACTATTTATGCGATTTATTCTGTTAGTAGTTTATGATTGTATAATTAGCTTGTAAAGCTATTGATTTAATTGATTTATTAGTGATCTCTTTCTACTTTCAGAAAGATTTGGCAAAAATCTACTAGTTTCTGCGTAGTATACATACTCAGCTTGAGCCTTTTGTTTATCCGTTAATTGAAATGTACTATACTCTTTTACCAGCTGTTGAATACCTTGTTCTTTAATTAAAGATCTATTTTTATATTGTCCATAGTCTGCTAAGATAATTATTTTTGATTCAGCTTGTCTTTGTGTTCTTTGTGATCCACCTAAAATTAATGCAGTAGCAACATAATCCCATTTCTTTTCTTCAATAAATTCGTATATACGAAATTTTCTATCTTCAGTACCAACTGATGTAATATCATTAGTAAACCAATATAAACTTAATAACCCATCGTATTGGCTTTGAGATAACGTATCAATTGGTAAGAGTTTTTTAAATCTTCTTTCTCTATCTTTAAAAAGTTCTATCCAAGCAGTATATGCTGAATCTTCAGTTACTCCATTACCTTCTATGTCATCTACTGTTGTACTTTTATAACCTATTTTTGTTATGCCATCAACAGTTTTTTGATATCCACTCCAACCCATAGTTCTAATAATATAGTTCATAACATTATCACTTGCTTCTAAGTCTTTTACAAATACTTCATCTCTAGCCGTGATTGTATCTATTATAGAAAATAAACTAAAGTCAATTAAAGTTTTATCATTAACAACGTTTCCAAAATTAAAAGTAGGCATTATGCTGTATTTCCTTTACCTGTAACAAATGTTTCTTGGTTATCAACACCCAACCATGGATGCTTCTCTGGAACTCTACTTGCAACACTAACTTTAACATTTTGGTTTTGAGTTTGATTTTGTATTGTTGTTTTTGTAGCTGGTGTAGGTTCTGGTCCATTCATATCTATTCTTGCACCTTTAATAATTTGGTTACCTGCTACAGTTAAATTATAATTTACGTCACTTTGTATATTTAAATCAACTGCACTATAGATATCAATACTTCCAACACTTGTTTCTAATTTTAAACCATCACCACCTGTGCTTTTTATATTAACACCCATTTCTGCCTGCATATTAATACTGCCTTTAGCATGAACATTATAGTCGCCTTCTGTGTGAACACTTACTCCACCCTTGCTATAAACATCAACTCTACCTTGTTGATCCATTTCAATCCAAGCATCGCCATTCTGTGTTGTAACAAAAATAAAACCTTTAGTGTCTTCAAGTAATACTTGAGCACCACCATGTGTTCTTAATCTAATATTTTTACTATTACCTTTTTCGTCTCCATCGTCCATTGTAAAAGTGTGTCCACCACGTGTTGTTATACCAAACACTTTACTTGGACTTTCTCTTCTAGCACTACTCTGACTATGTCCTCTTGTATAATCTAAACTTAATCCTTGTTCGTTTAATACTGCCTGAAACCATTCATTCATTGGTTTAGTATCTGCATCATTTTGATCATATGGGTTTTTTTCAACTGCTGGACCTAAACTCTTTTCTCCGTTAGCATAAATTTGTCCACTAGCATTTCCACCCATCATAGAGTTTCTATCTTTGGCTATAAGGCTTCCTACTACAATACCTTGTTCTAAACTACTTGTATATGCAACTAGTACATTTGTTCCTACTTCTGGTGGCTGTGGCCAAAATCCATAACTTACAGGAGCTTGTGCTTCTTTGGTTGCGTCATCGCCACTATCTTTAATTTGTGTATGCCCACCCATGGGTATTGATAGTAAACAAATTCTATCTGTGTCTTTGGAACCAAAATCTGATATTCTAACTTTAATCCTGCCAGTATATAACGAGTCACTGTTTTCTGTAACTTCACCTATGTATAGTCCACTTAAATTATTAATGTTAAGAGCAGTATTTGCTTTTACATCATTACTAACTTTAACTCCATCATGTTTATAACTCATATTATGTTCCTCCATCAAAGAATGTGCTGTTTACTGCTTTTTCTTTCATTGGTGTGCCTACATATTTGTTTTCACTTGTTGGTGCAGGTGCACTACCATCTGTTATTTGTATTAATTGATTCAATACTAATCCAGGATTAGTTAGTGGATCCTTAAATCCTATTAGATTTTGAGTAAACCTTCCACTTTGAAATCTACTTTCTATACTAGTTATCTTGTATACTCCAGTTGAAACTAAATCAACTGGGCCTCTAACTTGTTTTTCTAATAAATCGTCTGGATTGGGATTATAATTTAATAATGTTATCATTAGAGAATCTGTTGACGGCAATGGTGATTTATCTGTTCCTTGTACATGAGCTCTAAATGTGTTACCTTGCCAAAATGGATCTCCTTTTATTTCAATGTTAAAGTTAATCGCATCAGCACTTCTCATTGCTATAGCTCCAAGCCTTTGAGCATATAACGTATCACTATTATCGTTTTCGTTTTTTTGTTGCTCTTCAACACCTAATGGTTTGTCTACATATTGAACTAAATCAATATAGTCAGTCATTGGATTGTAATCAGTATCTTCTAAGTACTTGGTAGCTTTAGTTGGGTTTGAACTGGTGTATTGTTGTCTACCTTCTGAATGATATACTCCATCTAATGGAATTCTTGATGTAACATATAATTGTTCTATGTCAAGACTATAGTTTAGTACCTCGGTATTCATTCCTGAATACAAGTAACTATACGATTTACATATAGATAAGTTTTTTAATCTTTGTTTTTGAAATGCTTGGTTCTGTAATCTTTCTATATCTTTCTTTTTATTCATACTTGCACCAGTGCTATCTGTGTATATACCAATTTTAAATGTAATTTTTTTATGTTCAAGTTGGCCTGTTTTTTCATCTCTTATTCCAAATTTTATATCTAGGTCAACAATTATACTAAGAGTTATTCCTGTTTCTTCATTAACTTTTTTAACGTATGCGGCCCAGGCTGGACAGTTACGTTCAATTTGTTTTTTAATTTCTGGACCTAATGCAGTTGATGCATTAATTGATGCTTCTCTCACATCTGCATCGTCCATAGCATTAGCCATACCAGCGCCTTTGTCTGCGTTAGCTGTTGAACCCCACGCTTTTAATTTTAAACTAAAGTCTCCAATTTGTTCTCCTGATTTAGTGTCTTGAGCTAATATACCAGATATGTCACTAGTTTTATCAAAAAGAATTTCAATTTCTTTTGGCGGTTTAACTCCGTTCTTAACTTCATTAGGATGTAACTTATTAAGTTCAGCTTTATTAAATGCTGTCACTAAACCTTCAGCAAATGCTTGAACTGTATTTACTTTAGGTATAAGCAAATCAACGGTTGTAATTGATTCTACCTGTGCTTGTTTAATCATACTAAATGCAATAATATTGTATCTAGTTCCTTCTGGTCCTGTTTGACTTCTTACTTGATTTATTTTTATAGGATAGAAAAATGCATTAGGATATTTTACACTACCACCTGTTTCAAAATCTCTGCCTAAGAATTCTAATTTTAATACATAATGTTGTGATGGTAAGCTATATGGATTTCCTAGAGACTTTCCAACTTTTAAAATTCTATCTAAAAAAGTAAATCCCAATGGCTCCATAAGATCAAATTGTATAACACCTGGAGTAGTATTACCATGTTCCATTCCTGGTACCACTCTTTGTATCATAGCAAAGTTATCCATTGCAAACTCAGTAGTAACACCTGTCTGTGCTATTATCTTTGCATTGTTATTGTTAATAGCCGCTGTATCTGATCCTTCTAATAAACTTGGATCATTAAATATTTTACTATTAGTAATATAAAAAGTCCATCTGTATGTAGGACTATCAACTGTACTTAACCAGTTTTCTGTTGATAAGTTAAATAAGTTTTTTTGCTTTGCTCTAGCACCAGCTTTTAATGCTTTCTTTTTCAGTGCCGCATCTTCAGCTTTGGCTACTTCTGCATCTTTAATAATTTTATCTTTGTATACAAGTGTTTCGCCATCGGTTTCTAACTTGGCAAAATCAACGTCTTTTGGATCTTTTCCGTTTGCCATTGCTACACCGCTGTCAATCATTTGATCAGTGAACTTATTATTTCTACCTTCCACTTCTGTCATTGACTTTAGTAACTTTTTTGTAAGAGCTGGATTTGATTCTAGATTACCTAAATCAGCATCTGGATCAACTCCAAGGTCTTTAGCAACTTTGTCTACATATGCTGGTGTATTGTTCCCGTCACCCGGAGGTGCCCATCGTGTTATAAGATCTCTAACACTTTTATTATTATATTTTGTATTTGATGTGTATAAATTTTTAGCCGCGGCTCTAT